CCTTCAAATTTGCATCACGAAAAGTTAGATAAAAAAATCGTTGAGACCCTCCAGGTGGAGATCATGCTTGAATCCACACTTTTGGCAAGTTGTTGTTACATCATGTTCAATCTTTGGAAGTTTTTCAAAAAACGAAACGATACGATCGAATTGATCTTGAGTTAGTGCCTCAAGAAACTGTATCATTTCCTCTTTTGGATACTCGTTCGCATAGTAAACACCGTTCTCATCAAACACATATTCTGTACATTCATAGATTAAATCAAAAAGTTTTTCGTTTGTCAGTTCATTCGCAAGCATCTCAATTGATCGAAATGACTTTAAATTTGGACATTTTAATTGAATTCCAATTTTATCAGTCACATAGATCTTCGTCTGTAAGTCACTGATTGGCGGTTTAATTTCAAGAATGTTAATGCTCACAGGCATCAGATTCTTACATTCAACATCAATTTCCTCGCCCTTCTCATCTTTCTCTTTGTCTACGATGTTACGACACATAAAGTAACTTTCAATCTTCTCACCCATTGATCGAGCACGAACATTTAAAAACAAATATTCAACGTCAAAAATCGGAAGTTTATCAATATCAATTTCACTCACCAAACAGTTATTAATCACTTGTTTGATTGTGTTGTAGATATTGTCTTCGTCCTCCCCTTGAAGCGCCATTAAAAGTAATTTTTCTTCTTTTACTAGAAATGGTCTGAACTTAACTGGAGTTGGCAAAGACACTAACTTCAACTCAAAGATCGGTAGATCTATTTTTGGCAAAGGCATATTAATTCCTCACTATACAATTATCTTGGTCCACTAAAAGGATTCGAATTATCTTCAGGTCTGCTCACTGGATTTAGAGTTTGTAATGATTGTCTATTGATGTTTCCAGAACTTACCAAATCTGTAAACGACAGACCTTTAATTCCTTGATTAATTATCATGTCCTCGTAGAACATTGAGACTTGTAACTTGTGAAATCCATCGTCTGCCCAGTTTGATGGCATTGAAGCAAAATTTAAGGGCATGGCATTTCTAAGTTCAACGGTCATGTACTTCGAGTTTCGATTCTCGCTGCCTCTAAACGCATCTGTATTCAACAAATCTCTCACAAAGCCATTTACTCCAGAAACTTCATTAAATTGATAAATGATGATCTTCGGACAGATCATCTGATCAAAGTAGAGATTTTGCGTGTTTGTTGATGATGCGATCTGAATCCAATTTGAGAACATTTCGTAAATTGGAAGTCTGTCATTATGATAGAAAGTCATTGTTACTTCGTTCATTTCTCTAGCATAAGGAACTTTTAACTTCAACTTTCCAGGCATTCTGTATTCAGTCGTCGTGAGAGACTGCCCTGGAAACTCTACAGAGTCGCAGAGAAATGTTAAATCTTGTGGATTAATTTGTAATCCAATAATGTCTGGTATGATTGGGATCGTTATCGCAAATCTGGCACTTTTAAGAAAGTTCTGCCCCAACATTTTGTTGACATCATACTCAGAATATCGTGGGTTTCGAGTAGAAGTGACAACAATTTCTTCTAGTGGAGTTTCTATTGACATTATTGTTTATATACCATTTTTGCGGTTGGGAGGAAAATTGCAGTTTCCCAGTGTTCTGGTTCGATATAGATGACAGAGGATCGAATGTGATTTGTCAGATAACGTTTTACACATGGCTCAAAGAGTTTATATCTTCGTGCACTTGATAACAAACCATATGATAAATTCAGTTTTGTTGTGTCGTTATATTTATCGTTATTAGCAAAGTCTAAGAGTCTGTCTAAAAGTGCCAGCCTCGAATATGGATCGAGATAATGTAGATTTAATCCAAGAAATCCATCGCTATATGGCTCAATCGGAAGCACAAGCGGAAACTTATCGTAGACTGGAAGAACATCTTTAAACTTAGGGTCGTAGTAGAAAAAATACATACGCCCAATTAAAGTTTTTGCGGAGATTCGGCTTGCGTCGTTTAGGATATTTGATCGATCAGAAGGAACTCTCATCTTTCCGATCTTAGATGCAAGCCAGGATCTTGCAGCCTCTGTTCTTGGGCGAATGCCAGCAGCATTCATTTCTCGGCTTAGTTTATCAAATAATGATGCCATTAGATACCCAAATCCTTCTCGGTTATAACCTTAAACTTCCAATTTCTATCTCTACAATACTCTAGTGCTGCTTGCCATTTAGCCTCATTTATCCCCCAAGTCGCAACTTCTTGAATGTATTGTCTCGTTACTCTGCTTCTTTTCTGTGGTGGCTGTGCCTGTTTAAATGGCTTTACTTCTAAAATGACCGACTCGATGACCCCATTTCCGTTTTTAACCTGCACAAAAAAATCAGGAAAATATCGATGCCACCTCTCATCTACTGGGGATAAATAAGGTATGACGATCTCTTCATTAGACCATGCAATCACACTTGTATTATCGTCCAAGTGTACCATTACTCGGCGTTCCCATAACGATCTATACCAGATGTTCGTAGGATCACCTAAATATTTATTGGTATTTTTAGGACTAAATTTACCACTGTAAGCCATCACTTATTTATAGGAACATTCAATGGGCGTTGATGAATTCGGTGCAAATGATCCATCGCTGCGGTATGCGAACAGCAGACTGCCAGAAACAGAAAAAGTTTCTTCAGTAACTCCAAGAACTGTTGTTGAACAGTTAACAACTGCAGCTGCACCTGCTACAACGCCAACTAGCACTACGTCATCAACACCTAATGAATTGACTGAAGTTATAACCACATCTCGAAATTATGGCGCAAAAGAAACAAGATACGATACATCAACCCTCACACTTGTTACATTTCCGAAAGATGTAGGAACGGAAGGAGTTCCTTATGTCTTGTTTAAAATATTTGAGATTGAAACTGGAGCAGTCTCTCCTGAAGATGCATCTGGTCAATCTTTACAAACAGGAGCATCAGAGTTTACAAACTATGCATCATCTTTTATAAGTAATCCTGCAACTGCTGCTGCAGCAGGTGCAGTTGTTGGTGGATTAGGTGGTGCATTGACGGCAGGTGCTTTGGCAAGCGAAACAGGTCAAAATGCAGTAAACAGCGCAGGACAGTTAATATTTGGTGATGCTGCTACTGGAGCGAACACCATAACAAATCGAGCAAAAACTCTATTAAAAGGATTTGCTCTTAAAAGAAATATTCTACAACAGAAAGTTGGTATTGGGCTATTCATGCCAGAGGGTATCAATACGAGTTATGATCAAGAGTATGAAGCCTTGTCTGTAACATCAACTCTGGGTCTCGGTGGTTATGCTGCTCAAGCAATGGCATCAAAAGGTAAGATCGATGAGGTAGATCCATATATCACAGAAGCTGCAGCAACTGCGGCATCGGCACTTCTTGGTGGTGATGCAAATTTAACTAAACTTGGTCTTTTTGGTGCAACTGGAAGAGTTGTGAATCCGCAACTTGAGATGATCTATACGTCTCCGACTCTTCGTAGATTTGTTTTTGATTTTAGAATGATTCCAAGAAATAAAGCCGAAGCGTCTGATATTCAGACGATCATCTACCTGCTTAAATTATATTCTGCACCAACAATTCCTGATAATTCAACAGGAAGATATTTCATTCCACCTGCACAGTTTGAGATTGAGTTTTACGATGGTGCAAACAATTTAAATACTAATTTGTTTAGAACTAAAAAATGTGTTCTTTCATCAATTAATATCGACTATGCACCAAATGGATTTGCAACATTTTACGACGGTGTACCAGTAGAGACTAGAATGCAACTTACTTTCCAAGAAACTGCAATTATTGATAGGGCAGCTGTTGCTGACGGATACTAATGTACTTTAATTCATTTCCAAAAACTTTATACGCATTTGATTTACAGAACGACAGCCCATCTGTTGTTACAAACATCTTTGCTCGTTTTAAGTTACGAAGCCAAGTTTTAACGAATGCATATGTCTATGAAAAATATCAACTGCAAGACGGTGATACTCCAGAAATTGTCGCATACCAAAAATATGGGGATGCGACATATCATTGGATTATCTGTTTAACAAATGAACTTAGTGACCCACAGTTCGACTTCCCTCTGCCAAGAGATGCTCTTGAAAGAAAGATTATAAAGCAATACAATTTAAACTCAATCTCAGAAGCACATTCAACGATTCATCATTATGAATTAGAGGTTGTGAATACATTAAATGTTGTGAATGGACCATCAACTGTTGAAACAAAAAATTATACAGTAACTCTTGACCAGTATAATTACAGCACAAATGCATTGTCGACAATTAGTTTAAATATTCCTTCGAATCAACTGTATCACTTTCATGCAAACAACTCAAACACGAGTACAGCAAATACAGCATCGTTGGCAGTTAAGAGAACATACAAACCAGTGTATTTGTATGATTATGAAGATCAATTGAATGAAGAAAAGAGAGAAATTGTATTGTTAAAGAAACAGTACATTGAGCCTCTATTGATTGAATTAGAAACGGTTTTAAATGGCTAATCCAAGAACTTCGACATCTAGTACAGATGTCAAAATCAACGAAGTGGTAATACACCCCTCAAGCGGTAGGGGAGAAGACATCACAAGTATCGTAAACGTCATAAACATCCACGAAGATTTATTTTTACCAGTCATCACTGGTTCTGTGCAATTGATTGATGGAAGAGCGTTACCTGGAACACTCTCTCTTCATGGAAACGAATTCATCACAATTTCTTTTAATCGTCCAGATGATCAAGGAATTGATACAAAGTACACAAAATCTTTTAGAATCTATAAGATTGGAGAAAGAGGACAAGCAGGAACAACTCAAGCACAGAGTTATATCATATACTTTTGTTCTGAAGAACTTGTATATTCAAATCAACTGTTGTTGTCGAAAACATATAAGGGCGGCAGTTGCACAGACTATGTGAAGAAAATTCTGACTAAAGATTTAAAAACAAACAGCAATAGAATTGTGGATCAAAATTTTGAACCTTCTAGTGGTGATGCATTTCATGTGCTTACAAAATATAAACCGTTTGAAGCAATCAATCATTTTGCAAACAGGTCTTTTAATAACAACTACTCATCATTTGTATTTTTTGAAAACAAAGACGGATTTAATTTCTCGTCACTAGAACGATTGTTCAAACGACCAACATTAAACGAACTGAGTTACAATACATCGAAGTTTACTAATGAAATTCAAAATGCTGTGTTCAAGAATTCAAACGATATGAATAAATTTGAAATTGCACAAACGTTTGATATTCTTAAAAATACTCGAAAGGGTGCATATAGTTCAACTCATTTAACTCTAGATATTTTGACACAGCAGTATAGAAGAAATAAGTATTCTGTTGTAGACGAAAAAAATAAAAAGATCATGATGGACGGCAACTTTCCTTTTAACGACGCGAAAAATAGAGGAGGGAAGGCGCTGTATGAAGAATATGATAGTTGTATGAAATACTCAATTACAAATTTGGGGCAAACAAATAATCCTTATTTCCAATCAAAGGTTCAAAGAGTTTTAGACACCAATATTGAAAATACTTTAATTCAGAGAAACATGCAGCTCAATCTACTGCAGAGCACTGCTCTTGAGTGTATTGTTCCAGGAAATCCATTCTATTCGGTTGGATATATGCTTGATTTTAATATGCCAGCGTTCTCACAAAACCTAAACAACGAACGATTAATTGACCCATACTACAAAGGTAAATATCTAATTACAGAAACAAGACATATGATTTCTGGTGGTAAGTTGCAAACAATGCTAAGATTGTCAAAGAACTCAGTTGCAACAGCCTACGACAAGGCATCAGAAACCGAAGGATTCTCAAAGGCGAGAAGATACTAATGATTGATCAAGATTTTGTTGGGTTAAACAATTTTGTCTGGTGGTTTGGCGTTGTTGAAGATCGCCAGGATCCGCTCAATCTTGGAAGATGTAGAGTTCGTTGTTTCGGATGGCACACAGAGGATGTGGCGCAAATTGCAATTGATGATCTTCCTTGGGCACAGCCAGTTGTTCCTTATGGATCAAAGGTTGTGCAACCCCCAACCGAAGGTACAATGGTATTTGGATTTTTCGCTGATGGTCAAATTGGGAATTTTCCAATCATTCTCGGAACAGTTCCAGGAATTCCTGCTGAATTGAGAGAGATTGGAACTGGATTTACAGATCCACTAACAGTTGATCAAAAGAAAGCAATAGGAATTCCTCGCAAACTAGACACTGGTAAGTCTGTGTTGAGAAAAAACACACAAGGTGTTAACATTGTTGATGAACTTCCAACAAGATACCCAAGAAATTTAAACGAGCCGAATACATCCAGACTTGCTAGACCTGTTCGCGGAGAAAAAGGCGGAAAGTTTGATGGTATTGATAGTGCTTCAATTGCAAATACAACAATTGATTTTCAGAGAAAATCTCGCGTCACCAACGTCGCAACTTCAGCTGCAAGTACGTGGGATGAAGCATATCCAACATATGCAGCCAAGTTTCCATACAATCATGTAACAGAAACAGAATCTGGTCATGCATTTGAAATGGATGACACTTATGGATTTGAGCGTGTTCAGTTGTCTCACCGAACAGGATCGACACTTGAGTTTGCAAATACAGGGGCAACAAAAATCAAATCAATGTCTAGCCGCCAAGACCTTACAATGGGTGATCATAGGAACTATGTTAATGGCACCAAATATGAAACAATAGATGGAGATTTTTACCTCCAGGTTGGTGGTAAACTTCGTATTCATGCAGGTTCGATCGAAATTGTATCAGGAACAAGTACAGCAGTTTCTGCTCCACAAGCAGTTGAGATTTCTGGTGGGCAAAGCGCAACTATGACTGCATTACAAGTAGGTATGAGTGGAGTCATGGCATCTGTTTCTGGTGTTAAAACGGATATTAACGGAGAAATGGCAGCATCTGTAAATGGTGGATTGGTGCAGGTGAAAGGAAAGGGTTCTATTAAATTAAAATCTGACGGAATTATCGGAGCATATTCTCCATTCCAAAATAGACAAGGTGTTGAAAGCATCAACTCTTGTATACCAGATCCTGTTCCAGACGTTCCTCCAAATCCACCAGAACCTAAAGTAGCAACAGTAAAGGGTCCAGTTTAAATGGGTGGCGCAGCAGTAGAAATCGCTAGAAGACGTGCAGCAGCTCTTAAAGAGGATATGTCTGGCAGCAACTTTCCTCAAGATGGAGTTTATGGACAAAGCACAGAAATCTCTCCATATGTTCCATCATCCTCTCCGCTTTCTCCAGGAGATACCTTCTCTCCAAAAGCGCAACAAGAAGTTACAAATCCTCCACCTTCTGAAGTCACAATACAAAAAGGTCAAGACAATTCTCAGTTCTTACCAAAGACCACAGGTGCGACTTTTAGTTTTAATTTTACGAATGGAAGACCAAACTTTACAATGAGTTTGCCAAATGGTTCTTACACGGATATTGCAAATTCATTTATACAAGCAATCTTAACAGGACAAAATCCAACATTCCCCACAAACATTACAACCACAGCCACAATTAATCCTCCAAAAGACTCAAGCGGAGATAGAGGCGGAACTGCTGCAAGCATTGCATCACCATCAAGTAATGCAACACCAAATACAACAAGCACGACGTTTGAATCCTCTAAGATTAGACTATAAATATATGTGTATTGAAAATAATGCCATCTACAAGATGCAAGTCCTTGAAGATAAAAGAGTCAAATTGATTCCTCTTTCTGAAGAAGACAAACAATTCTATATTCGAAATAATATGCAAGAGAGAATAGACGCACATGATGCGTATATCAATGCCTTCACAGAAGTGCACGAGATTGAAGAAGATTGTAGAAAAAGATACGGTGATGAGATCATTGACAAATTAATGAGGGGTATGCCGCTTTCATAAGTTTAAGTAAAATTATCAAACTTATCCTCTGTCTTATCGGAGGATTACCATTACTGCAGACATTAGCCTTAATGTTTTCCTGCGTTCCTATTCCATTTGTCAAGCAAGGTGGGCTCGATTTCTCACAAACTAAATTTGGTAAGTTCATAACTCGAATTAAAGATGGGTTTGATAAACGAGCAGATGCAGTTTCTAATTTTTTTAAAGATAATTTTCGAAATCCTTTATATGATAGTGTTAAAGACTTTAAGGAAACGGTCTTAGATCCTCTTGACAGAGATCTAGCATCTCCTTTTGAAGATTTAAATAACAAAATTGACGAATTTGTTACAGACGATTATAGAGGATTAAAAGCAACATTGTCAGAAATCGCTGGGAATGGTGTT